TCCTTGTTGGACTCTTGTATAGGTTCTCCCACCTTTGTGCTATCTCCGGATGGTTCTTCCACAGATACTTTCGTTGTTTCTCCGATTTGAATGGCATCTTCTTTTGTTTTTTCTAAAGCATCATCTGGTATTACAACTTTTGTAATATCTTTTGGTACTTCAACTAAAGGTTCTTTAATACTAACTTTTAGTATTTCTTGTTCAGGGTTACCTAGTTTTTTAGGCGTCTTTTTTTTAGACTTTATTTTAAAGTCTCCTTCCTGCTTAACAGGTTCATTTGTTTTTGTTTCCATAATATAATAAAATTAAATAATTAAAAATTTAAGCCATTGAAGATTCTTCTCCTTGTGGTGCGTCATCTGATTCAAAATCAATTGGCAACATTTCGTTTTGCCTTTGAGTTATCATCTTGCTTTGCTGCGTTCCTTCCATTTTTATACGCTTGTCTTTTCTATCTTCTATAGTTTGTTCCTTAGATTTCATGGCCTGTAAGTCAGCTTGCTTTAGCTGCATATCAAACTCATGTTGCATTTGCATCTCTTGTTGTTTTAACTGAGAAGCTAATTGCATCCTTTGTATTTCGTTTTGGTTTTTAGATTGTTCAAACTGAACATTAGCACCCATTATAGCTTCTTGCTTTTGTACTTCAGCCATAGCTGTTTTTTCAGCAGCATCAGATTGTGCTTGTCCTTGAGCAGCTATATTAGCTTGTTGGTTCTCTTGTTCTTGCTTACCTTTTTGCTTACGTTTTATTTTAAGCATTTGATTAGCTAACTTAAGGTTTTTAATTTGTCTTAAGTCTATAGCATCTTCTAGATCTATTCCACCACCTTGTAAAGCAACTTGAATGTTTTGCTCTAGTTGAGCTTGTTCTTCTTCGTCTGGTTCTAGTTCTAAGAATATCCCAAAATCATGTAGGTTTAAATTTGAAACCTCCATAAGAGTATTTACATTGTAATTAGATACAGAGTTTTTAAGAGAAGCAGCGGTCAAAGGAAACTCTAACGCATCGGCTATTTTTAAAGCTATGTTCTCAGCTGTCATAAGGGTTAAGTACAAACTACTTTGTTTTATATGTCTTGTTGCTACATTAGAAGCGTTAGCTGCCATTTTTTGTAGGCCAACTAAAGTTTGTTTGTCTGGTGTACTACCATCTCTAGCCTCATTAAGCCCCGTCACGTCACGTATCATTTGTAAGTAATACTGATAAGTTTGTATTAAACTTTGTATCTTACCTTGGCCACTAGAACTACTTAGTTCTTGAATAGGTACTTTACCAGCATTCATATCACCGTCTTGAGTAAGTGATCTACCGACTATAGAACCTGTTTGGAAATACATGTTAAGTGCTTCAGCTGGATTATAGTTTGTTCCATTACCTAGATCAACCTCAGCTAAACCATCCATATCTAAATAAACACCGTCTGGTACTATTCTAGACATTACTTGTTGTAGCTTTAAATGAGTCAGTTGAATCATATCAGCAAAACCAATACACTTACTAACTAAAGATTCTATTCTACCTTTATATATTCTAGGAGCACATATGTTGTAGTTCATTCTAACCTTAGTAGTGTCAGCCATAGGTCTGGACATGTTCTTAGCTAGTTCCCATTTTAACATTGTATCTGTACCTAATACTTTTGCTCCGCTATATAAAACTTCTATAGATCTTGAAACTTTTTCAAACCCATCGTTTTCTGGTGGATTAAAAGTATCATCTTTTTCTAAGGCTTTTTGTAAACCTTGATCTGTTTGTTTTATTTTAAATACTTGATTAGAATATGTCTTGTAATCAAAATATAGAACTTGAACTGTGTTCTCGTCATAATCTCCCCAACCAGTAACATAAGATCTGTTACCTGGCATGGACTGTATTCTTTTTAATTCTTCTTCACTAATATCTGGAAACTCTTTTTTAAGTTCAGGTATAGTTATAGCTTTTAATTCACCAACGTAATATATGTCTTCAAAATTAGGATCTTCTGTATAAGAATAAACTAAGTAAGCTGGATCTACGTAATCAACTGTTATACCTTCCGCAGTATTGAAACTTGTTTTTGCAGCACCAATACCAAGAACAGTTAAGTCCATGTTTACTCTACGTTTTATTAAGTCGTATTTGTTTTGGGCCATAACAGAAGATATAGCTTCTTCTTCAGCTATTTCAATTGACTGCTTGTAGCTTAATTGCATATGCAGTTCTAACTCTTCTTCTGATTCTGGTAAAGTACCTGGACTAGGACTTTGGTACAAGTCTAATCCTAGTGTAGTTTTTAATTCTTCTAAATATTCTTTAGCAACCATATCCTCCTGTAACTTAGAAGCATATTCAGTTCTTTTCTTTATAGACTCAGGATCTTGAGCGTAAGCTTTTATGTCGTAGCTTTTTTGAGATATACCATTGACAACTATATCTACAAACTTAGATAATATTGGAACTGGTTTCCAGTCTAAATTTAAATAAGACAAATCGCCATTAATAGACAACTCATCTTTATATTTTTGTATACTTTGTTCTCCACGAGCATACTGTCTTAATTCATGGAATTGATTCCAATTAGTTAAATATCTATTACCAGAAGTTCTGCCTTGACGAAACCACTCAAATTCAATTGCCATTGCTACCTGACTACCGTACTCTCTACTAGCTTTTTCAGCATCACTCACTACTTGACTAGGGAAAGCACTATTGGTGTTAGTATATATATTCATTAACTTATAATTTTTGATGTAGTTCCTTTATTATCGTATTTTCTTATACCTAAATCAACCGGTTTTAATTCCAGTTTACTAGAAGGTGCGTATCTATGTTTATTGCAAGCCATTAAAGCTAAACCAGAACTAATAGAAGCATCATGTGTTGTTCTATTATTTATATCAAATTGAGCCCAATCTTCTAAGGTTCTTTGAAAATAAACGTCTCCGTAACCTGTTTCTTTTAAACCTACATAGGTTTCTATATAAGTTTCAATAGCAGAAGCGTGAGCTTGTTTTATGTCCTCACTAGAATTAGGTATTCCACCTATCTCTCTCTCCGTCACTGATAGTTTGTTTCTTTTTTTATCTGGTCTATTCATTGCAAAACCTCTATAACCTCTACGTTTAAAATAGTATAGTAATCTAGGTTTATTATTTTCAGCTAATATTGGCATGCCATAAAATACACAAGCCATAAGTACATCTTCAAAAAAGATCTCAGCAGTTTGAGGTCTAGCTATATATTCTAAAAAGAAATGATTAGGTGGAACTTCTTCCATGCTAAACTTAGTTAAACCATGTAAAGAACCGTTAGATCCTCTTTTGTCCACTGTTCCTGATATATCATATGGATCGCACCCAAATGCTCCACAATGCTCATTACCAGGATAATTATTTCCATTTTTTATATATCTTTTGTTTTGTAAATGTATTGGTGGAACCCACGTTATATAGAATCTACCATTTTTATTAGGAACAAATATTACTCTAGTATCTTTATCTCCGTTTTCCCATTGAAAACTTCCTTGAGTTACTTGAGTAGAGTTTTTAGTATCTTCGTTGTAATCTATCTGTTGATATATCTTAGTTAGATTAAATAAAGATTGTTTACTTTCGTCTCTAAACGCGTGCTTAGTTGTGCGTGGAAACTGTCTGTAAAATTCATTTAATCCATCTTGGTCATCTTTAAGACCTTCTACCTCATTATCCCAGTATTCAACGACACCAATTTTGATTGGCGTTCCATCAGGTCCAAGCACTTGTTTTGATGGGGTATCGAAGACAGGATACCCATGAGAATCGATGTATCCTTCGTAATTCCATTCCATAGGTATGAACAAAGAATAGAGTCCTGAACGAGTTTGTCCATTTGCATTTCTTTTGTTAACGTCTGAATCATCATATAGTTTCTTAAAATTTCTACCTCCTTTATCTAAAGCATTTGAGGTACTACCCATCATACACTTACCAATAATTCTACTACCTAATCTGAGGGTGGTTTTCGTAACCCTCCAGTTGTTTTGGATGTTGTTGGGCCTTTCCCATTTCCCCGATTCATCATGGACGAGGAGCCTGAGCTTTTCTCCATCGTAGGCGTTATCCCCCGTGTTCTTCCAGTCGATGGTGGTGTCCAAACCGGTAATTTCTTTAATGGCTTCATTGGAATCAAGTTTTCTACGGGTAAATTTGGAGGCAGGGACTCTGTAGGCAAGTTCGGTCTTGGGCCTGTCCATTCCGTCCTGTATCGGTTTGAAAAAGAAGGGATAATTAACTGAGATGGGTACAACTTTATCTGTGAACATCTTCTTAGCATCGGCACCAGATTTGGACAATATTCCGTACCGTGAATCCGTTGATATTGTAGCAAGGTTGACCGATTCAGCTGAGGACATAAATGAAAAGCCTGACCTACGGTTTTTAAGATAACACATTCCATAAGACCGTGTGTCTGATTTACAAGCTTCCCAGAAAATGTAGAATAATCTATTTGATTCCCTAAAGTCCGGTTGCCCAACATCAATTTTGGACCACTGCAGGTACATATAATTAGTGCCAGTAATGTAAGTAGGAACACCTTTATTAATGAACCAAAAACCTTCTTCACGCCTTGTAAATTCTTTGTCAATATAATCATACCATTTTTCTTTAAAGTCTGATGGGTATTCTTCCCAATCAAACACAGATTTAATTCTACTTAATTGTTTTGGGTATGGCGTATAAGTCCATTTGTCTTTTTCAAATTCAACAACATCTTTTTGCTTAGGCAAAGCAATTGCGAGATTTTGTATTTCATATATCTCACCTATTTCACCTGTCTTACTTATAACTACCAAATCATGCTCTTTGTTATAACCATAATCCCATTTTTTATACCTATTCATTCTGCTAAGAACCTTAGGCTTTATGTAGTCTTTTAAGACTTTATATAAAGTTTGCTTATACATTTTTAGATCTTCCTTCTGCAAAACCTTTAAAAGATTTTTCTTCTTTAACTTCTTTAGGTTTATCTTCTAGCATTTCTTCTTCTTCCTTGATTCTAGTTAGAATCTCAAAAGCATCAAATATAGCTAGCTTTTTTGTAGCTGCGGCGTTTTTTAATCTATCAGCCGATATATCATCTGTTGAATCTATGATAGCTTCTTTAGCAACCTTGATTAACTCCTCAACTGCTACTTGCCCAGCTTGGATTATATTCTTCTTCGTCTCCTTTATATTCATACTTAATTACAATATCATTAGATTTCATACAATAAAGTCTTTCTTTATTAACTAAGAATTCCCATTCACCGTTAGGTGTGTAACCTACTAGATCACCTGGGTTAATTTCTAAGTCATTTAAGGAGCTATTGCCATATCTAAGTATACCAACAAGACCGCGCTCTTTATCAACCGTTAGAGATTGATTACTTTTTATAGGTTTTACAAAACATCTGTCACCTACAGTGTTCCAACCTTCACTATTTTTATACAAATAGATTTGATCTATAGCACAAAAATATAAATCGTCTTTAAAAAAAGATCGACTCTTTTTCTTTTCGCCTCTCATATCATAGAACACTCTAAAAACATTTTGATGCACGACTACTATATCCCCAATTTTTATATTTAAATTAAAAGCTAAAGGTGTTTTTATAACCTTAGCTAATCTATTTACAAATTTAAAGTCTTCTATTTTAGTATTA